AGGCTGTGGCCGAGTTGGTTGAAGGCATCAGCCGCCGGCTGGAGCGCCTTGATGAGCACGGGCAGCACGGCCGGGAGCGCCTGACCGAGCGCGACGACAACTTCCTTGACGCCGGGCAGAATCAGCCCGCCCAAGTCGGCAATGAAGGTCGCGAAGGTGGCGGTGATGCGCCGAACGCTATTCGCCAGGTCGTCGGACGTGCGGGCGAAGTCGCCCTGTGCGTTGACCGTGGCCTGCATAATCAGCGCGTACCGGGCCTGGACCTTGGCCGCCTCGGACACGCTGTTGACGTTCTTCGCCAGGCCCAAATCGACGGCCTTCATCGCCACGGTGGTTTCGTTGATGACGATGCCGTACTTGCGGAGCGGCTCCGTCTCGCCAACGATGCCCGACTGGAGGTCGGCCAATACCTCTTCCGCACCGCCCGCGATGTTGTTGAACGATGCCAGGTCAGCGGCCAACGTGACGAAGCCAACCGACATGTCGGCGGCCTTCGCCCGCGACAGTCCAACGCTGGTGAGCAGGTTGCCGACTGCGGACGTGGTTTCAATGGCCGCCTGGCGGCTCAGGCCGAGCGCCTGGGACGACGTGGACGCGAACTCCAGCACCTGCGTCGTGGACTTGCCAAACACGACGCCGGCCTTGTTGATGCTCTCGCCCAGGTCCGACGCCGCCTTGATGGGCGCGACGAACGCAGCGCCGAGGCCCGCCCCGGCGAGCGCCACGACGCCCAGCCCGATGGCCGCCTTGCCGATGCCGGCGAAGGTGCTGACCAGGCTGGTGCCGGCCTTGCCCAGACGGTTGAGATTGGCCTCCGTCTGACGCAGGACGGCATTACTGCGGTCCTGCGCGTTGATGAGGATTTGGATCTCGGCGGCGGTCGCCACGGCTAGAGGTCGCCCAACTCGTCGCCGCCGGCCCGCGCCTGGATCATCTCCGCGATGATGTCAGGGTCGTGCATATCGGCCGCCGCCAAGTCATCCGGCCCCCAGTGCATGAACCTCATGAGCTCAAGTTCAATTCGCCGCTTGGCTCGCCAATAGGGTCCGCCGCCAGGTCGGCGAGCGCGGCCACATGCGCATCCAGCGCGGTCGTGATCTCGGCCGCCGTCGCCGGGTCGAGCGCCTCGATGTAGGCGCGCGTCACCGGCACCACCCGATCGTCAGGCCCAACGAAGGACCAGTCCACAACCCAGGCAGCCACGCGGTTGATGTTGAATACCTCCAGCGACAACTCCAGTCGTGAGCCGCCCTCCTGGACGATGACCGGCTTCATGCTGCTGGCGTTCAGTTGCTCCTGCTCGGCGTAACTGAGCCGCTCCTTCACCTCAATCCAGTCGCCGTCAGACAACGGCAGTCGGACCACGTTGGGAGAGACGAACCGATTGTGTCGCGCCATCCTGCCCTCCTTGGGCTATCGCTCGAACCGGCCGTGCGTCACGATGTTGATACTCGCGTCCACGACCGTGACATCGCTCGACGGCACGCGCCGCCAGCGCCACGGGGCTTTGCCCATGTCCAGCACCACGTCGAAGGTGGCGGCTTGCGCGAGCCAGATGGGGTTGGGGTCCACCAGCCCGCCGCCAATCGTCCAGGTGTCGGCCTTGGCATCGCGTATCGCGATCCAGTTGCACAGGCCCGCCACACGGCGGCCACCAGCGCGTAACTCGCCAGTGGCGCCGCGTGCATCCGCAAACGCCATCCTGCCCTCCGATAAGGGCCAGAAATACCCGGCAATCGGGTATAATTCAGGCAATAGAAAGGCCGGGCGGCTGCTAGAACAGCCCCCGACCGTGGCACCACCTGAAAGGACAGGAGATGCACAGTCAGTCTAACACCCTGCCAGTGGCAGAGCGGTTCTGGTCACACGTTGACCGTCGCGGCGATGATGAGTGCTGGCTGTGGACGGCGGCACGTAGCCGCCAAGGGTATGGGCTATGCACGGTGCGGCATGGGAAGCAGAGAACGGCCCATCGCGTTGCCTATGAACTAGTGCGCGGCTCGTTTGATGAGGCGCTGCGAGTCTTGCATCGCTGCGACAACCCGCCGTGTTGCAACCCGGCCCACCTGTTTCTTGGCACCGATGCCGACAACAGCGACGACAAGGTGAGTAAGTCTCGACACCCGCATGGCGTCACGCACGGTCGGGCCAAGTTGACTGAGGATGATGTGCGCGCCATTCGGGCGACGTATGCCGCCGAACCTGTCAGCCAGATGACCTTGGCCGCGCTTTACGGCGTCAACCAGACCATCATCAGTGATGTGGTCTTGCGGCGTTCGTGGAAGCACATTGCCTAGCCCTATGGCTTGAGTGCTGCCCTCACGCAGCATCAATCACGGCTTCCTTGCCCACCCGGTCGCTGCGGCGAAGGAGCCGGTGACGTTCACGGCGCCGTCAATCGTCGCCTCAAGACTGGCGTCAATCCAGGCGGTGCCGTAGTGGTAGATGGTCTGCGCGTCACGCGACGGGTAGACGTACATGCGGACGGCGGTCGTGCTCTCGGCCGCGTCGAAGTACGAATCGTCGGTGTCGTCGAACCGGATGCTGAAGTCGCCGGTCACGTCGGCGAAGCCCTGCACATACGTCTTGTTCAGGTCTCCGAACGCCGTGACCTCCACGCGGTCAGTCGCCTTGTTCAGCGTGAAGGAGTAGACACCAGGGACGGGGATTGCTGCACCAGCGCCGCTGGTGGACATGTACAGGGCTGCCTGCTTGCTATGGTACTTGGCCAAGGTGGGTCAACCTCCCGTGAGAAACGTCGTGACGTTTCGGGGAGGCGTTTCAGCGCGTGGCCGTGGGTGGCGGCGAGGCGGTGAGCGTGCCCGGTGCTGTGCTGGTGCTAGCGGCTAGCGAGCCACTTTTCCCATGCCGTTATGATGCCCTTCAGGGCGCGAATAACAGCCTCGTGAAAGGCGCGTGTCGCAGCGTCCATGCTAGCCGTCAGCCTTGAGCGCCGTGGGGCTGTCGGTCACCAGTGCAAGGCGCACAGAGTTGCTCCGATTGACCAGGCCGCCGCCGCGATGCCCACACACGGGGCACCGAAAGCGGATACGGTTCGCCACAAACGTGACGACGTAGATGCCGTCGCAGCCTGGCGTATGACAGTGCCACTCCGTGCACGGTGTCGTTGTCGTCATCAGCCGTAGGCCGCCAGGACGCCCTCCGGCGCCAGCACCTCCGGCCAGTCGGTCATCATCTGCCGCGCCCGCGCCGTGAACGTGTGCGACTGGATGGCATCAATCGCCGTCATGGCGGCCACGTTGCGCCAGAAGTCTTGCGTGAGCAGGTGCCGCACGATACGAGACAGGTCATCGGCAAGCGCGGGGCGCGCGACATCGACGACGGAGGTATTCCCAGCGGCATCTGTGTGCTCCCAGCGTGTCGGAGGGCCGCCAAAGGCCAGCACGCCGGAGCCGAACACCTCACTGACCTCTGCTCGCCAATCCGTCACCTGACAGCAGCCGACCGCCGCCAGTTCATAGGCGCGTGGGTTGAGGCTCTCGGCGCCGACGACGTGCTGCTTGCCACGGAAGTCAATGCTCGTGCGGTACAGGTTCAGGCCGATCTTCGCGCGGCGGTAGAGCGCGCCCGCCTGGGCGTTCGTCACCAGCCCGCCCCGGATATGCGGGTCGAGGATGCGCCGGCAGCGTGCGTCGGCCCGGTGGCCGCCCACGCCCGCCTGGAAGTTGCCGTACAGCCCCAGGTCAATGCCGGTCCAGTCCACCGCCGCCAGGAGGTCGAGCCGCTCGCGGAAGGCCGTGCCGACGAACACCACGTCATGCGCGGCCATCTCCTCGTCGCCTGGTTGTGGCTCGGCTGTGTGCATGGCCGGGTCGTAGGCCGCCGCCAGATAGTGCGTGTTGGGTTGCACGGTTCGCAGCCGCGCCACGCTGGTGCGCTCGTTGGCCCACACCACATCGGCCAGCGGCGCGATCTGCATGTGCCGCTCGTCGTCGTAGGGGCACTCGGTCAACAGGAGCCCGACCGGGATGCCGGCCCGCCTGAGGCGCCAGAGCGTCTGACCGGGGATGAACATGGCCGACACGATCAGCACGCCCGCCACGTCGTTGTCGAGCGCCATCGCCAGCACGTCCTTGGCCGCCTCGTCAAAGATGCGCTGCATCCGCTCGTCTTTGCTCATCAGCGGGCGGGAGGGGTCACGGCGACGAATGCGCCGCTGGAGCAACTTGACCCACTCGGACGCCGCCTCGATGCGGTCGGTCAGCGCGTAACTGCCGACCTCCACGCCCGCCGCCTTCAGTCCGGCCGTGATGCCGCGGTACACGTCGCCGGTGCTGAATTGGCTGCCTGGGTGGACGACTAACAGTCGGCTCATGCGTTATCATGCCAATGGCAGCGGCACCGTGACCCGGCAGGGTGCGGTGTGGGGTCGCTTTCCCAGGCCGCCGAAAAGTGGGGAAGCCGAATGCGGGGCGGCGTTCCGCTATCAGCGCAGCCGGCCGATGGCACAGAGTAGGTGACAGTGTGGTTGCCGGGCAGGCGTGGAGTGGCCACTCTAGTCTGCAATAGCCTGAGCACGCTGCCTCTTTTCCATCTTCCGCGCCTTGCGCGCCGCGTGCTTGCGCGCCTTGATTGGCGCGAGGCAATCGACGCACAGGAACGGCGCAGCGCCGGCCAGCAGTCGATTGCACTGCTTGCACGTCGTTACCGGGCCATTGACGACTACGGTGCCGAAATCGATGCTGAAGTGGGCGGTGTAGTCCCGCGTGCGGCTCATGGCTTCACCGCATCGAGGCCAAACTGGTACCACGCCCCGACCGATACTCGCGGGTCGGTGTAGCCGTCGATGGCGCCTATGATGACGAAGCCGGCCCGCGTCAGCGCCCGTCGCAGTGTCGTCTCGTCATAGGACCAGGCATGGCGCGACGGCTGGATGGTGCTATACAGGAACAGGGCGCAGATGCTATCCAGGTCAGCGACCGGCCACCAGTAGCCCGGTGGCCCCTGCACCTGATCGCGGTCGCCACGCAGCCAGCGGGTCAGCACCTCGCGCGTATCCGGCACCACCACGCCCAACTTGCCGCCCGGCGCCAGCACCCGGTAGCACTCCTCAAGCAGCGCGGCCCCGCCGTCGTGATCGAAGTGCTCCAGCACATGCCCCAGGTAGATTTCGTCAAGGCTGGCGTCGGGGTACGGGATCGGCGGCACCGTCGCCACGACATCGACGCCCGCGATGGACTGGCTGTCGAGGTTCGTGTAGCCTCTGAGCGCCCACTCGCCGCAGCCAATGTTAAGCCGTCGCGCCGTGCCCTTCTCCCACTCGGCCAGCCAGTCCACTGGTGGCTCAGCGATGATCTTCATCGCACGGCCTCGACCAGATAGCCCGACGTGGCGGTGACACAGCCAGCCAGTCCCCACGCCTCATGCTGCCGCATCATGTGGTAGAGCCACTCACCTTCGCGCGTCCACGCAATCGCCTGAATATCGACGCTGGTGAAGTCCGACAAGAGGCTCTCCCACCCATCCTTCGTGAAGCGCCAGTAGTCCCTGTAGAGCCCGTCGCGGCCATGCTCCGGCCAGAAGAATGGCGCGGTGACGAACAGCCGCCCGCCTGGGCGGAGGACGCGGTGCATCTCGGCGACGGCCAGCCACGGCTTCGCCACATGCTCCAGCACTTCGGTGCAGATGACGGTATCGACCGAGCCAGCCGGGATGGTGTCGGTCATCGTCATCAGGTCGCCGGTCACGTCGCAGTCTCGCTCCCCGAAGGTGACGTAGTAACAGGGCGGCTGGCTCATCCAACGACGCGGCGTATCGGCGCCAATGTCGAACGTCGGCCCGGTGATGCGCGCGTCACACCATGCCCGCCACAGCCACGACTCGACCTGCAGTCGGTGGAAGTCGGGCAGGAAGTCGTGGAGCCCGAGCGTATTGGCCCGCCACTGGATCAGGTCGGCGTGCATCCGACTGCCCGGTGCGCCCAGCAGCAACCAGTCGTAGTCAGGGTGCCAGTCGGTGACGCTCACGAGGCGTCGTCCTGCTTCCAGGCCATTGGCCTCGCCCGGTTCGCCGGCAGATCGTCTAGGTCGTCGAAGTCGAGGCCGTCATAGATGCAACGGTCAGCGATGGAGATACCCAGGCCATCGTCATAGCCCCAGATCGTCACACCATGCCGCCGACAGACCTCGGCAACCTCACGCGCGGCGGCCTGGACCTGCTCAAGCGTGGCGTCAGGCCACGGGATCGGCTCCACCTTTGGGCTTGCCGGCGGCGTATACATGTATGTGCTCGGGGTCAGATTGCTAAACGTCATCTGTCCTGCCTCCCAGGCTCACAATCACAGGGCCACTTCCTGCATCACCGGCAACTCGATCTCGCAGTAGTGGCAGAGCACGCTGCCGAACTGCCGCAGATCGGTCACGCGGAGTGTTGGCGCCGCCACATGCCACGCGCCGGTGATCGTCGTGCCGCCCAACTGGTCCATCACGGCATCGACCACATCACCGAACGTGCTGTCGGTGTCGGCCGCGTCACTGAAGCCCAGGATGCCCCGCACGATGAAGATGTGCGTCTGGTTCATCGTGCCGAACGAGTGGTATTCGTCCTCGCGCCGCTCGCGCTCGACCCACCAGCCACGCACCTGGCGGTTGCCGGTCACGTTGCTGGCGAGAAGGTCGAGGAACGTTTTCCAGTCAGCGGCATAGCGCAGCCGGTTGTGCGTGCGCCCGACGCCCGGCACGGCATATAGTTTGTCGGCCACGGCGTTCCGCAGTTCGGTGTACGTCGCCACCTACAGCCCCCGGAAGTGGCGAAGCCAGATGCGCGTCACAACCGACTGGCCGGCGTTGGCGGCATCTCGGAACATGTGATGGGCCCTGGTGCCGCGTCGGCCAATCGCCCGCGCGATGACGAAGGCAGTCCCGCGACTGCCGTCGCCCAGTTTGCGCCGTGCCCACAGTTGGATAGCGGCCACGGGCGGCATCTTCTGGCCTGGCCGGCGGCCATACTCCAGCACCGTCATATGCTCCAGCGGGCTCGCGACGACGCCGCGCAGATCGGCAATGGTGTGGCCGTAGACCTCACCGAACACCGAGCCGCGACTGACGCCCGTATTGACGGGGACGTTGTCCTGCACGCCGCCCTGGATGGCGATGACGCTCTCGCGCATGGCCGCGAACGCCCGCTTCGCCAGTGCCTTGGGCGTCAGCCCGTCCATCACCCGCTTGAGGTGACTGGTGTCGATCGTGATGCTGATGTTCGCCACTAGCGGTAGCGCCGCCCGTGCGTCAGCCGGTCACGTCCGTAACTATCGAGCACGTCCCAATCTCTCGTGGCGCCGGCCGCCATCAGTCCGCCACCGACCACCGCCTCGTACCGTTTCCTGAGCATCGCCGCCACGTCGCGCCACTTCTGCACGCCGTCACGCATCACCACGTCAGCGGCAATCGTCGGCTCGCTCTGCCGCGCCGACCACGCCGCGAGCGCCTCGGCGCCGTAGGAGGCCGCCAGCGACAGCACCGGGTCGAGGTCGTCGATCGGGATGGTGCTGATCTCGTCATTGTGGACGTGGCGCGTCGTGTAGCGAGCAATGATGTTGTCCGTGCCGCTCTCTGGCGTGCCGCGGAAGCGCAGCGCTCGCACCGGCTGGCCGCCCAGCACCGCCTCGTAGATGCCGTAGTCGTCAGCCTCCAGCACCGTCGGCACCTGCTCGCCGGCCGGATACTCAACGCTCGCCAGCCGCGACAGTCCCCACACCCAGCCCCCCGGCAGCGCCAGATCGTAGCTCGTGCCGTCACCCGACAGCGCCGCGACCACCAGGCGTGGCCGGGCGCGTGTGTACGTCGCCAGCGCCGCCGTGAGCGCGCCTTCCAGGTCGTCATTCGTCAGATGGTCGGTGGCCGGGTCGCCGGGCGCCTCCTGCCGGAGCAGCCGCCTGAGCGCGTCGAACGTCGCCTGTGGCACGCTCTCGGTCAGCCGGATGCCATCAGGGCAGACGAGGTAACTGTCGCCCTCGGCGCGTGGCCGCTCGCCCCCATAGGCCAGCGTCACCGTCTCGCCCGCCGCCATGTTCCCAGTCGCGTCATCGACGAACACCTTGAACACGAGCCGGTCGCCCACGGCCAGCGTGCGACTGGTGGCCGCCGTCGTCGTGCGCGCATAGTCGGCCATCGTCGTCGTCAGTTCGGTCGTGCTGCCGGTGTCGTCGAGCACGTCGGCACTCTCGGCGGTCACGAACTGCCATATCTGGAGGCGGAGCGCGGCGTTCGTCGCCGCCGCGCTCTCCATGGCCCAGATATGCGCTGCCCATGTGCCGGTGGACAGCACCACGCCGGCCAATGGATCAGTCGCCCAAGCAAGGGCAGTGCCCCCCGCGCTCCTGGTCGCCTGCACGCCCGATGACGGCCCCGCCTCTGTGTTCGTGACAGCGCGCACGAGCGACGGACAGTCTCCACGGCTGCCAATGACAGCCCGACGATAACCAGCAATGTCACTGGGGGTGTCCGTTAGCCAGATATTTACCGGCATTTAGGCGCCCTCTGGGCTATAATCGAGGTACAGAAGTGCCCCCGCGATGTCGGCCGCCTGGTCAGTGAGCCAGATGGGGGTCGTCATGCTATCGGCTCAGACTGTGGCGAGATCAGCGGCCCGATCGCACCCTCTGGCGTCTCCCATGCCGCGCTCGCGACGGTGACGACCACCATGCCCCGTGCGCCATCCCATTGGGCTTCGACCACATGGGCATCGCCTGGCAGCCCGTCGCGCGTGACCCGATAGGCCGGATGGTCGCCGGTCGCGAAGAACTGGCACAACAGTTCACTGCTGATGAGGAGCGTTCGGCGGCCTGGTGGATGATACATGACGTCCATCAAATCTCCGCGACCACGTTCGGCGTGGTGCCCGTCACGGTCACATGCAGGTTGATGTAGCCTGGCCCACCACAGAACGTGTGCGAGCCGGTACCGCCGATGCCCGCGCCAACGGCCGCGATGACGGTGCCGCCACTGCCGCCCGTGCGAAACACGGCCACCGCGGCATCAGCCCCCGCCGTGATGTGGACGCTGTAGAGCGTGCCAGAGCCAGCGTCAAGCGTGCCGGTCGCGGTCACGGCCACAGTGCGCGTAGGACCACTCATGACACGGCCTCCCGTTCCTCTATCTCGCGCCAGATGGGCGCCAGGGCTAGCGGTACATCGTCACGCAGGCGGGTCGCATGGCCCACCAGATTACGCTCCTCAAGCACCTGCTCCACCGTCACCCCACCAAAGTTGGGGATGCGCTGCAACAGGTTCAGGAGCGCCCGCCGGGTAAATCCGTTCTTGTGGAAGTCGAGGTCGTACTGCTGGGCGCCATACAACTGATACCACGAGTACATGTCGGTCATCGTGCCATTCTCTTCGCCCTGCACGATATCGCGGCACGCCTGCTCGATGTCAGGGACACAGATGCGGAGCTCCCCGCCGACCTTGACCAGTTTCGCCCAGTGCTGCACGAGCGGGACAGCTTCAGCCGCGCCGAAGTGTTCCAGCACATGCCGGGTATGCACGAGATCGTACCGGCCGAAGTGGTTCTTGGGGATGGCGCGCACATCACAGCGCACGTCGGGGCGCACATCCTCGCGCGCGTCAAAGCGCACGACGGTCGCCTTCGGCCCAAACTCCGGTGACGCCAGCCCCGCGCCCACGTCGGCCACCAGGATGGCCTCTGCCGGCAGATCGTCGGGCGGGTGCGCGGGTGACGCCTGTGGCATCCCTGGCCGCAGCCCGAACATGGCGCCGGTCGGTCGGTCCTCGTGGTAGCACTGGACCATCGTATCGGCGTAGCAGGTGAAGCCGGCCTGCCGCGCCTTCGTGAAGAAGTAGAAGTCCTCGGTCGCCAGCCCCGGCACGCCCGCGTCCGCCTCGAACGTCCAGTCACGGCTGAACCACGGCGGCTCGATGGCCCGGAAGACGTCCGTCTTGACCAGCAGGCAGTCGCACCCGGCCAGATCGACCGGGAAGTACTCGCCTACGACCCAGTCCATGTAGGGGCCACGGAGCAGCCCGTTCCAGATGTACGGGAAACTGGGTACTTCCTTCGTCCAGTAGATGCCGGTCACGATGTCGGCCTGATGGCTCCAGAGTTGGTTGAACGCATTGGACGGCACATGCACGTCGTCGCCCACGAAGAACACGTAATCGGCATTGGCCTGGATGGCCTGCTCGACGATGGCGTTGCGTGCCATGTCCACGTAGGCGTCTGCCACCCGTAGCCGGCTCATGGACGCGCCGAGTGGGAAGCTCATGCCCCAGTGGTTCTCGGCCCAGCCCCACGACAGAGGCGCTTTGCTCAGTGTCGGCACGCCCACGATGACCAGCGGATTGATCTTGAACCGGCTCACAGTCCTGCCTTCCGATAGGCTCACGAGGGCGAGAGGACAGCCCTCCCGCCCGAACAGCCCTAGCCGCTCGCCGGCCGATACTGGACATAGAGCGTGCCGGCCCGCAGCACCGTGCCCTCGGCGTTGTCGCCGCCGACGGTCAGATGGCTGAAGATGAGCAGATCGCCCCCTGCCATCGTGGGCGCACTGGCGAGCGTGAACGCCCGCGTAGCCAGCGATTGCAGCGAGGCGGTGAGGTTCAGGCTGCCCAGCACGGTCGTGCCGGCCGCGCCCTGGCCGCCGTTGACGACCTTGAGTTGCCGGTACGAAGCGGTAGCCGAGGCCGTCGCCTGCGCGACGGTATCGGGCTGCCACCACACGCCATCAAGGATCACCCGCTGCGGCGCCCGCCACAGGGCGGTGGTCGCCGCTGCCGCGCCGTTGGACGCGACCGAGGCCACGGTGATGACTGGCCCCGCCAGCGCCCCACCAGGAATGTCTCCGAGATACGTTGCCATGTTGGTCCTCCAGAGAGGCGGCGAGGCTGCCCCCGCCGCTCGGTTCAGTCAATCGTCAGGACTAGCCGCCTACTGCCATCCTGTAGAAGCTGCGGTGGTCAGCAATCACGGCACCGTAGATGTGCCGCACTTTGAACGTGATGCGGTCAGCCGTGAACACGCTGCCCTCGGTCGGGCCGTCCTGCACGAACAGCGCCGGCTCCTGGTCGCCGTTGAGGAAGCCGACGATGACGGTGTTGACCTGCGCCGGGTCGCCGACAACGTACCAGTCGGTCGCGTCCGTGAACTGGTCATTGACGACCACTTCCATGCCCGCGTTCTTGAAGCGTGCCGGGTCCTGCACGGTCTCGGTATCGGCCGGCGCCGCAATCGCGTACACGTAGCCGTCGCTCGGGTTGGTGATGCGGAGCGCCCGGCCCTCCAACTCAGCCGGCACGATCAGGAACTTCGGCTTGTTGCGTCCGCCCAGGATTTCGAGCGACTCGTTGTAGGCCGTCTGGTCGCGCATGGCGACGGTCACGGCATCGACGCCCGCGATGCTCAGCGCGGTCGTGCCGGTGTTGCCATGACCGGCGATGTAGAGCGCCGTGCTGTCATAGCCCATCGTCGGGTTGTCGGTCGTCATCAGGTTCAGGATGAAGGTGTACAGCGTGCGCCGAGCCGCCCGCGCCATCGCCTCAGGCACGCGCCGCATCCGGTTCGACTTGCCGTCGATCAGCGCCTCGAACGACACGTCGTCCAGGCCGCCGCGCTTGGTGAGCGAATAGCTGACTTCCTCATCCGTGGGTGAGGTCAGCATCGGGTAGACGCCCAACTCTGGCACGGTCGCCAGGTTGCCGTACCCGCCGACGCGGGTCCAGTGGCGGGTCTGGAAGTCCGGCACGCTCTCGATGTCGGACACGAACCGGCGCCAGTTGCCGTAGGACTCGCTGTCCCGGTAGTTCTTCATCATCATCACGTACTGGTTATCGGCAAAAATCTCGCCCCAGGAGGCGCGTGAGAGCGTCTCACGCAGGGCCGCGTGCTTGCGGCTGTCGTAGCTGCTGCGGAACGCCTGCGCGAACTCGAACACGTCCACGTCGAGGTACGCCTGCCCGGTCCACGCCGCATAGCCCTCGCGCAAGTCGCGCAGTGGCCGCACGCCGTCCACCGGCTCGCCCGTGAACCAGCCCATGAGCGCTTTGTCGATCCTGTCATGCTCGGCGTCACCGACGCTGAGGCGCGCACCCGGCAGCGCCACCGGCCGCGCTTCGGTCAGGATGCCCTCGTACTCCACCTGCTTCGTGACCGCCTCACGAATGGCGGTGTCGGTCACGTCGCCACGCTGCGCGGCGGCCTTCAGCCCGTCGATGACGAACTGCTTGCCCTGCTCGCTCAGTTTGGTCGCGGCCAGTGCCGTCACGGCCTTCGCCTCGACGAGCAGGAGCCGCATGGGGGTCAGGTCAGGGGCGGCGGCCTCGGCCACTGGCACCGGGGGCGTCTCGGCCGCCGTCTCGGCCGCTGGCTCGGCCACGGCGGTCGGGGCTGGCGCCTGGGCAGCCATCGCCGCCGCGATGCCGTCCTGAATAAGCTTCGCGATCTCGTCTGGGGTCATGGTCGTCTCGCTTTCGACTACAGGGTGATTGCTGGCGACGAGGCGCACGATCCGCCCACCGGCAGCCGGGTCCGTCACCAGATCGACAGAGTTGACGCGGCTGATCGCCTCCACCCAGGCGACGGCGCGTCCGTTATGCTCACGGCGGGCAACCCGCCCATTGGCATCAATTGAGAAGCCGATGAAATCGCTCTCACCGGCATCGGCCGCCTCCTTCAGCACCTCGCGCACCCACGGCGCGATGGCCTTGAAGCGTGCCCGTAGCCCTTCGACCACCCGGCCGCCAACGTCGTGGCTGCCGTAGGCGACCTGGCTGAACGTGCCCACCTTGTCACGGACGCTGCGCTCTGGTCGCGCCTGGCGTTCGGCATCGGTGGCATGGTCGGCAAAGGCGGGCGCACGCTCGAACAGCGCGGCGGCATCGCGGAGTGTCTCGGCCGGGTAGTGGTTGCCGTTCTTGGACGTGCCCGCTTCGATGAGGATCACGTCCCACTCGCGGCCACTGGTCCCGGCGACCTCCTGGAAGTGGCTGGTCGTGGTGCTCACGGTGTCGTCGGTCTCGGTCTCGTCAGGCATGGCGTTCTCTCCTCACACAGAGGCAGTTGTGCCCGCCCGCGCACCGGAGGCCGGGTCAGTCGCCTACCACCGGCGACGAGAAGGCGGGCTGAACCGGATGAAATGGTGGTACATTGGCCGCGTACATGTGTACCAGGAGGGGGCCATGCGTATCGCGGCGTTACTCATCGGCATCACGGCCAGCCTGCTGGGCCTGCTGGCCTGGTTCATCGGCACAACCGCCGCCGTTGCCGGCGCGGTCGGCGGCACGAGCGACACGGCGAAAGCCGCCTGGCTGGTGCCCCTGATGATTGGCGTCTGCCTGCTGGGCCTGGTTGCCAGTGGACTGGCGATGGCCACGCCCCGGCTGGCCGGGCTGCTGTTGCTGGCGTGCGGCGTGGCGTTCCTGGTCCTGTGGATACCCGTCGGCATCGTGCCCGCGCCTGTGTTCGGTGTGGCGGCGCTGTTCGCGCTGGCGGCGTCGTTCAGCGGGCGGCGACGGGTCGGGACGGCCTAGTAGATGCGGCCAGGTGTGCGCGTGGGCATGTCACGCGCTACGATCTCGCCGCCCGTCTGACTGAGAGCGTAGCGTGCCAACTCGTAGTCGAGGTCAGGCACGCCACCATGCGGCGGATTGGTCACGGCGAACGACTGCAGGATGCGCCGGAGCGGCCCATTGGGGCACGCCCACCGACCCGCATCAACTGTCGCCAGATCAGGGCCAATCCGAACCGTGACCGCCATTACCGGCCACCACGAGCGCGGAGTAGTTCCCGCACGACATGGCGGAACATGTCTGGGTCGTCCCGTAAGAACTTGGCAGCATTTTCGTAGAGGTACTGCAATCCCATCGACATGACCTCGCTGCCGTCGTCGCCGTAGTCCTTGCCGATATAGGGATGGATGAACTTGTCTGGCCGCGCCATCTCATCGAGGTCATAGCCCGATCCGGGATACAGGTCGGACAGACGCTGTGCAGCT